TTCATTGACCGACATCGTAAAAAGAAGTCGGTTGCTAAACTACCCATTGATTGATTATGTATTTCCACGACATCATGCGCTCCCTCAATAACATGAAGCAAGTATGGAGGGACAACAACTTTGTATTCACAAGAGAAGAGCAAGAGCGTTACAATGAACTGCTGGAACTTCGACGAGCAAGAGTAAATCAATTCTATGAAGAAGGGCGAGTTGCTAAAGCTGGGGTTTCAACAGCTACTACATCTAAACCAGACTCTGGCGAAGTGGAGGACGCGGTGGCCAGTTGAACAAAGTGGCCACTACCCCTTGATTTTGGGATCGTTTAGCCCTATATTGGCTATGTTGAGAGGAACACCCCACATGCAACTCACTTCAAAGGACGGAAACATGGTTGTTGACTTCTATCCCGTCAAATTTGCAACGGGTGAGATTCACAATCGTCTGATGCTCAAGGTTGTTACTTTTGTCGGTGCAACTCAGTCTAAGAGTTACATCAACAAGAAAGATTTTCAGCGTGAGATTGATTCTCGTGTTGAGGGTTATGGTTACAAAGTAACCGATGGATCTTTGATTCCCCAACTGTTCAATTCTGCAATGGGAATAGCCTGCTGAATTTATGTCACTTATCAAAGATTATCTTCACAACAAAATGACTGACCAACTTGAAATCTTGACTGCCCGTGAACAACTTATGGAGGACATTGATGCTATTGTTGATGAGTTCACATTTGATCTGCCCATTGATGACATTCACGAAAGATCACAACTAGCAGAAGATTTAACCCGCATCCTGTGTGATGCCGTCTGCAAAAACTTCCCCACCAAATGATCATGACTCAAGACAAAATCATCGACCGCGATCAACTTCAAGAAAACTTAATCCAACAAATTTTGGATGACATGGACATGGACGGATTGATGCAACTTGCTTATGACTATATGGATGAGAGTTATGGTAAGTATTCGGACGAAGAATTGAAAGAAGAGGTGAAAGAATACTACCCGCACATTTTGCCTGAAACTAACATCTCCGGACTCGAAGCTACAGCAAACAACTACACCACAGGTAAGTGAACATGGATTGGATGACTGAACCACAAATCGAAGAACTTGTGAATTTTCAGTATGCTGATGATGAACAAGCACTGAAAGAATTGATGGAAGAAGAAGAATTTAAGTTTGACAGCTACCTTAACTCCGACATCGACTACTGACCAGCGGGGTGGCCACCTGACCAAAGTGGCCACCATTCCCGCACAGACCCCCCATTTCATGTATATTGGCCATGTTGAGAGGAACACCACTTCATGACCAAAGTTCAACAGCATCTCTCCGTCCCCGAGAACCGTCTGCGGTACGCCTTTATCTTCCTTGATGACCATGGTTTCAATCCTGATGATGACTATGCTGAAGAAGTTCGCATTAAGTGCTACAATGGCATAGCAGAATGGTCCGACAAACTTGACAACTCTGAGGCACACTTCTGATGACCATTTCTAATCCTTACGTCGAAAATCTTGTCCAAATGGGATATGACCGAGAAGATGTAGAAGTTGCTTCTACGATGTTTCAAAAGAAAACGTTTCCTTATACAATTCACGGTCGCACATATCAGACCGAAGAAGAGTATAACGATGCGATTCATGAGTTTTTCAACGGCTTGTAATCGTCTTTTGTTCATTAACACCAATCTCTCCTAATCTCATGAACTACACACTCAAAGAACTTCAGCAACGTGTCAATCAAATGATTGAACAACAAGGTGAAGATGCACACTGTGCAGCATGGATTTTCACCAAGGAAGATTGTTATTTGAGGGATGTAGATGGTGAACTTAACTATGATCTAAACGTAGATGAACCCGAAGTTGTTGAACGTATCTTTGATGATGTTGCCGACAATGATTACATCTATCAGATAATTCAAGAAAGTGTAGATGAAGCGACAGAAGAACAATATATGGAATATCAACAAGAATTGCAGGAGGTGGCCAGTTGAACAAAGTGGCCACTACCCCTTGCTTTCTGGACCGTTTGGCCCTATATTGGCCATGTTGAGAGGAACACCACCAATGACCATCACTCAAACCAAACCACAATTCCTGACCGAGGCACTGGTTGAAGTGCTGAACAATGAGTGGAAAGTTGATGCACTTGAGTCCAGCCGTTCTGTCTATACTCAACTGGAGATTGAGACTGGTCGGAAATATATCAAAGTTTGGTCTTATCTTGTCTCCGAATGTTTTGGATTGAATGAGAGAGTTCGCGGTCGTAGTGTTTGGATGTTTGTTGATAAGAACACTGGCGAATGTTACAAACCTGCATCATACAAAGCACCTGCAAAAGGTGTCCGTTATCTGATCACTCAACTGGCAGATAATCCTCATATTTGTGATGCTTACGGTTCGTTCCTGTATCTTTGATGAACGATTTATTTTCTGATTCATTACGTCAACTCCGCAAACTTTCTGTGTACGAACCAATGCAATTCCGTGTCACCAAAATCAACTTTGACTTTGAGGATGATAACTTTGAATTGTCTCCGAAAGAGCAACAGGAAGTGATTGAAGAGACACTAGCTACAACATGGGAAGCATCTGATGGAGATGATTTAGTGGAAGAGATTACAACAGCAACTGGCTGGTGTGTGAACTCTATCGACTACTGTCACGTTCTGAACTGAAACTGATGATTACTTCCAAGGCACAAATGCTCCGCATTATAAAAAAATGTGATGGAGCAGATACTCTCACCCGAGAGCAAAAGTTTCAGGTCTTTGTCAACGTGTGCGATAACATGTTGAAGGAAGGCAGAATGACCAAAGCTACACACAAACGCTTCACGGAGATTTTCTGAACATGCAACGCACAATCACAACTCACCCTGAAAATTCAATTCGTTTCACATCAAACTGCAAGAAAATCACCCAACAACTGAATGAATATCGCCGTGCCAATGGTGAAGTTTCATTGAAAGAAATGGCACGAATCTTCAACTTGGGAGAAAGAAATTGTGCTGCTTATTACTACGGCACTCATTACTTTATGGGCGGATGGGGGAATTGCACCAGTTACCAACAAATGCGTCGAGGTGCTTGTGTTGATTTATGAAAACTTATCTTAATTGATTATGATTGACCCCTTAGATTATGACCGTTCTATTATGGAACTACAACTCAAAAAGCAAAAGTTAGAAGAGGAGATTGCAGACATTGATAATGTACTTCAGTGGATGAATGAACAGAAGCAAGAGTTATTGAATACAACAGATGATTTAACAACTGAGATATTCAAAGATATACTCGGAAAGAATTAGAAACCTATCGAGGCTTTCCGAGATTCGCGCTAGCGCCGCTATCAATACATTATACATAAGAAAGAAAATTACTGTATAAAACCATGAGTAGATTCACTGATTTGATACAAGGAAAGAAGAAAGAAGCAAAGAAAGTAACACCTAAACCAAAAGCACCGGTAAAACCCACACCTAAGCCACCAGCACCTAAGCCTGCACCAGTAGAACCTAAGCCAACTCCAGCGCCAGTTCCTGTACCTGTAGCACCTAAGCCTACACCAGTACCAACACCAACTCCTGCGCCGGTTCCAACACCACCAGCACCAAAGCCACCTGCTCCTGTACCTCCAGCACCAAAGCCAGTTCCTGCTCCAACACCTAAACCTGCACCAGTTGTTGTTGAAAACCCTGATGAAAGTGATGACATCGAATCAACAAAACCAGCAGCAGTCTCACCACTTGTTGAACGCGCAAGAAGACAACAAGAACAATCAACTAAAGATGGCGGAAGTTTCTGACTATAAACCAAGAATCAATGATTATGTAAGATGGGGTAATATACAAGGTTGGGTATATTATGCTGACTTTGACCATATTACAATCGAAATATCAGTTAGAAAGAAACCTCAAGATGACCTCATTCATTCTCCCTTACATAAGAAATATCATTGTCTCGTAGTATGTAATGATTATCAATGGCATGAGTTAGAGTACATTCACACAAGAAGATTTTGTAATCCGAATGATCTCTCAGAAACAGAGACTTACATTCGTGAATAAAAACTTGTTCGTGTATTATTCTCATGGTATAATGGCCTGAGAGATAACATTCTCTTTTCTTCGTGTATTATTTGTTCGTGAACTATGAAATTCCAAGTTGTGTATCCGAGGCAAAAAAAGAAAGGTTCGTCTATTCAGAGAGCAACCTTCTTTGATATTGAAGATGCTATCTATTGGGAGAAAGTAATCAATAAGCAAGGGATTAAAGAGACAAGAATAGAGGTCAAAGATTGATGCTGAATATACTGTGGGGGCACTCTGTGGGGTCTTCTGATATACTGTGGAGGGTATTTAGCTAATAAAATAAATGGCTAAAAAAACATAGCTGATAGCTTATTGCCTGTGGAAAACCTGTGGAAAAGATGATGTTTATTGTGGAAAAAAGATGTTGAATTGATGTATGAAACCCTCTGTAAACCTTGTATTAAACCTTCTGTAAAGCCCTATAAAGCCTCTCAGGACTTGTTATCTTAGCGAGCAGGCTATCAGCACTTCGAGTATTTGTCAAGGGGGGCGTGCATAAATCCACACAGACCCACAAAAAAGTAT